CGTCAGACCCCAGACCGTGACTGCCGGGTCAGCGCCGGTCTGCGCGAGGGTGTCGTCCGTCGAGGTCGTGACCAGTCGGGCGGTGACGGGCGTCTGTGCGGCGGGCTCGTCCACCTTCGGCTCCTCGGGAGTCGTCGGCGTGGTGGGCTCCTCCGGCTCCTCGGTCGGAGGAACGTTCGTCTCGCAGTCGCTCGTCACGTCCAGGGTGAGCAGAACCTCGTCACCCTGAGCCGGGCCGGATCGCACGATGATCTGGTGGTCGCCAGAGTCCTCATCGAAGGCGAGGGAGACTGTCTTGCTCTCCCCGCCCATGACCGCCGGTGCGGAGTGGAAGTCGCCGTCCACCCAGATCACGAACGAGGCGGTGAGCGCCTGCTCGTACTCGCCCTGCTCATTGCTGAGCGTGATGTCCGCGGCTCCACAGGTCGCCTCGCCGGTCACCGAGTGGCTGGCAGGGACGATGGGCAGATCGCACGGAGTGGTCGTCCCGCTGTACGTCTGCGTGTAGCCGCGGTCGCCGCTCGGGTCGTTCCATGCCGTGATCGTCACCGACCAGTCGTGGGCGACGTACTTGTTCTCGAAGGGCACGACCGCGCTGTAGTCGGTTCCGAACTCCTCGGTCGTCGTCGCGCCGTCCACCGTCACCGCGACGGTGTTGGGCGTCTCGTCTGCTTCGACGTACTCGGGGTTCGGGATCGTCGGCTCGCCGACTGCGGGAACCTCGGGCACCGCCGGGACGTAGGCCGGGTTGTCGACCTCGATCTGCGGCTCGCCGACGGCGGGCTGGGCTGGGGTGACCTCGACCTCGCGCGTCTCACCGGCGTAGTACCAGCCGAGGCCGGGGTTCCAGGTGAGCGAGTCGAGCCACTTCGTCTTGCCGGTGATCAACTGCTTGTACAGGTACTCCGTGGCCGTCACGGCGTCCTTCGCCGGAACATAGTCGGGGTTGTCGATCACGATGGTCGGCTCCCCCACCGCGGGGGTGCCGGGGACCGCGGGCTGGTAGTCCGGGTTCGCGATGGTCGGCTCGCCGGAGGCGGGCTTCGTCTCGTAGTTCGAGGCGCTGATGGTGATGGCCTCACAGGTGGCGGAGGCGGCGGGCGTGTGCGCCGACGCCGGGGCCGCGGTGAACGCGAGTCCCGCTCCTGCGAGCAGAACCGCGATGGCTCCGCTGGTAACTTTCCTCATGGTAGTGCCTTTCGGTTGTGGGTGGTTGAGGTACTTTCAGCCTAACTCACGTTAGGACGTTACGGGAAGGCGTCAGCGGCGCTGATCCTCGACGTGCTGGGCGGAGCGAACGTCGACCTTGCGGGCGACGCTCCACAGGGCCTCCGTCGAGATGTGCGGGCCGAACGGTCGCCGGTCGCGCCAGATGAACGTCTCGCGGGCCTCGTGCTCCCAGTAGCCCTTGTACAGGCCGAACGCCGTCTGGATCAGTTCGGAGTCCGTGGCGTGCGGAGACAGGTACGCCTTGCCGCCGAAGCCGCGGCCCATCTCGCCGGTGATCGTGTCGCGCCGCCAGCACGTGACCTGGAAGTAGAACCGGCCATCGGGCTCGCCGTACTGGTCGTAGAACGTCTCGTCTTTCCCGACCATGAGGTCGCAGTCCATGCCGAGGCTAATCTCGCCGACGATCCGCTCCAGGCGTCGCTCGAACGTCTCGTTGGACACGGACTCGGTGTCGAACGCGGTCATGCTCGCTCCTCGATCTTCACGCGACCGTAGGCCACATCGGCGAGGTCGGCCTGCTGGCTCCACGGGAGCACGTCATCGAGGCCGCGCTGGAACATGCTCCAGTCGTCGGGCCAGGCTCCCACCTCGTCCCACACCCTCACGGCGTCGATGCACACGGCGGCGACCTTGGTCGCGTCGCCGGTCTTGACGGCGCGGTTGAGAGCGCGCTTCTGCTTGGGCCACTCGCGGTTCATCCGCTCGTAGTCGATCCGCCGCGGCTCGGGGCGGCTGGGGCGCTGGTCGACGGTCACGTACCCCATCAGAACTCCAGCGATCCGGCGACGGACAGAGCCTCGTCGGTCTGCTCGGTGACGTGCTGGGAGTGCGCGTCCTCCCACTCGTTCCAGGCGGCGTCGAACTCATCCTGGCCGTCGTCGTCGGCGGGGTAGTCGTCGCGCTCCGGCTCGTCGTCACCGGACCACTCCTCGGGGGTGAAGCCCTCGACCTCCTCCAGCGCGGCGTTCGCCGTCTCGACGTACTCCTCGAACTGGCTGTTGCCGTGCTCCCACGCTTCGAGCGCGGCCTCGCGCATCTGCTGGTACTCCTCGACCGCTGAGCGCAGATCGTCCCACGCCGACTGCAAGTCCTCGATGGTCGAGAACCCGACGGCGGCGGCATCCTCGAACGACTCGACTGCGGACATCGGCTCGGATGCCGCGCTCGTGGTCAGTTCGCTCGGGCGGAACGGGTGGCGGAGGCACCGGTACTTCGGGCGTCCGCGATAGCCGGGTGATGCCGTCAGGTACGACTCACCCTTCGGTATCTCGTGACCTCCGCGTCCGCACGTGTGCGGCTTGCGGCTGTTGTCGACTCTCTTGACTCGTGCCATGTTCCTAGTTGCCCTTCGGTTCGGTTGTTCGGTCGATGATGCCCAAGCGGCCCGCCATGACCAGGAGCGGGTCGGACTCCGCGAAGCGGTCGAACCACCCCGCGCAGATCGCGTCGCCGGTTCCGGCGATGGTCGTCTCGTGGCAGATGAAGTGCGCGCCCTCGACATCCTTCGTCGTCCGCACGATGTCGGCGACGCGGGAGCCGGGCACGATCCGCTGAGGCGTGAACGCGCACTGCCCGCACTTCGCGCTCAGCACGTGGACTTTGCCGTCCCGGAACGTGTCGCCCATCAGGCGGGGGCCTTGTCGGTGTGCGTGCACCGGCAGGTGCCGTCGGACCAGAACGGGGTGCCGGAGCACCACCCTCGGTAGCCGCTGAATGTCGGGTAGGGGTTGTCGTCCAGCACGACGAGCCGGAACATCGCCGGGGGCACCGGGTCGCGGTGAGCCCGGATCATCTTGCGGACGCGCCGACGCTCGGCCAGCCATCGCTTCACAGGTACAGCCCTCCAGGGTTCCGGTCGGTGAGCATCCCGGCGATGTCCACCGGGACGAGGACAGCGAGCGAGGGCGTGTCGAGCATCGCTTCGATGACCTCGCGGGCGGGCCAGCCCTGCACCGGCAGATGAGCGACCTGCATCCACCCTCGGATGTCGAGAGGGCCGAGCATGTGCAGGAACATCTTCGCTTCCATGCTGAGGGCGTCCGGGGAGACGGCGAGGTCGATCACGTCGCCACCGTGGGAGTGCGGCTTGTCGCCCTGCATGAAGTGACCCCAGCCGTGGGGCCGGTGCGTGCCGTCGCGGTAGGTGCCCTGCCAGACCCGGCGGACGCTGGGATCGTAGGACCACAGCGTCGCGTCGATCACGTGCGCGTCCATGTCGTACGGTCCGCCGTCGTGGACTACCCACGAGTGCTGTCCGAGCACGCCGACGGCGGACCCGCGGGCGACTCGGGAGTCGGAGAGGAGCCCGCTCTGGACAATGGCGTGGCTGACGGCGTGGCAGTTGTGGGCCACCCGGTCGAGGGGGAACTCGATGAGTTCCATGAGCCGGGTCACGTCCTCCGGCATCGCGAGGGCGGGAGCGCGGTTCACAGCGACTCGCCGGAGAGCGGGTGCGGTGCGTCCTCGATGATGTCGAAGCCGCCCTGCTCGGCGAACTCGCGGGCTTCCTGCTCGGACTCCGGCGGGAACCAGGCGACCGTCTCGGCGGGGCCGCGGTCGTCGGGCTCCAGCGGTCGGACGATGGCGTATCCGCGTGCGGAGGTGTCGATGGTCATGATGTGCCTTTCGGTCTGGCTTACACCTATAGTCTAGCGGTCATCCCGCCCCGTGTCTAATCCGAGTTAGGACGAGAGCACCCGTCGCACAGACTCCAGGTCGCGGTGCGCCTTGTGCGGCTTCGCGTCGTAGTACGCCTCGGACTCCAGGTAGGAGAGTGCCTTCGAGACGCGAGACTCGGCGCTGATCCCGGCGACTACGAGGTCGCTCAGCCACACCCGCACCGGGTCGTTCTGGAGGTTCGTAGCAACCAGGGCCATCGCCCGCTTCTCGCCCTCGGGTTCCCACGAGATACCGTCATCACCCATCCAGACCCGCCACCCGGACTCGTGCACGTGGCGGATGCCGATGAGGATGCCCTCGACCGGCTTCGGCTTGTTCACCCCGGCCCAGCGCTTCCCGGCGTACACCCAGCCCTTCCAGTCCCCATTCGGCCTACCGTACGGGTCTGCGGGCTCGCGCTTCCGCGAGTGGTCGACGTGCCGCTCCAGGCGGTCGGCCCCGACGACGCGGAGCCCGAACGTGGCCTCACTCCGCTCCATCCTCGATCACCTCCAGCACGCACTCGTCCCAGACCTTCTCGGCACCGACGACGACCTGGCGCAGTTCGCACCGGACGAGCGCGAGCGGGTGGTCGACACCTTCACCGGCGACATCGTGCTCGCCGGAGGTGACCGTGGCGCTCAGGTCGAGGATGGCAGGCAGGCGATCCGGGAGAAGGGAGCCCTCGGCGTAGATCAGCTCGCCGTACGGCGAGCGCTCGCGGCGCTCCAGCGTCTCGATCACGCCGATGACCCGGCGGTCGTACGGGTGCTCCGCCTGAGTGCTCACGACGAGCGGGATGCCCCGGTCGAGGTTCCACTGCATCGCGGTCGGTTCGATCAGTCGTCCATCCTCGGTGACGACTCCCTCGACGGCGATGACGCCACGCCAGCGGGTCATAGCGGGATTCCGTTCGGAAGGTCGCTCGTCGGCGACTCGAACTCTAGGCGTGTAGGCGTCGCGGACACGAGAACCCACGCGGCATCTGGCGCGGAGTCGATCATCGCCTGGAGCCCGTCGAGGAGCGTCGCCGCGGTGAGGGGTTCGATCTGGCCGAACGTGCCGGTGTTCTCGAACACGCCGACGCGGACATGGCCGGGCGTTGCAGGGTTCGCGCCGGGAGCGCGAATGTCGTCATCAGCCACGGTCGACCTCCTCCCACTGGAGAACGCTCCGGTCGATCCAGACCCGGTGCGTGCCCTCGAACATCGCGCCCCCGGCCATCGCCGCGGAGACGAGCGCGTTGAACTTGCAGTCGAGGAGGCCCGTGCCGGTCCCCTCCGGCTCGAACCTCTCGGGGAGCGGGTGCTGGATCGTCCAGCCGCCGCGATTCACGCGGACAAGGTGCTCGGGTCCGCCGGTGGCTTCGACCAGAGAGGACTCGACCGAGGAGGCGATGTCGGACAGGTAGCCATCGAGGGTCGTCGCTGTGCTCGTGGGGTCGATCCACGCCTCGTCGGCACGGTCCATCGCCGCCCGGATCAGATCGTGCAGGGCGCTCATGACTGCCTCGCGATCCACAGGGCCGCGGCCCAGATCAGGACGTTGACGGCGACGGCGGTCGGCACGACGACGGTGATGAACGCGACGATGCGGAGCACCTGCCCGTTCGTCACGGGCTCACCGGCGGCTCCGCTGTCGCCAGCGCGGCCTCGGGGTGGCATGTTCGAGATGGTCATTGCGGTACTCCTTCGATCAGGCGGTGGACGTAGAGCGCGACTTGTGCTCCCGTCGCGAGGATGAAGAACCAGCGCCAGCGGTCGGATGACCGTTTGGAGCGGGCGGCGGATTCGAGGATCATCTGCATCGGAGCCGGTGGGGTCACCGTGGCGTGATGCTCCTCGTCGGGGCTGTGTGGAGGGCGGTCGCATTGACCGATGGCGAATGGGGCACCGCAGACTTCCCCCGAGTCAGCCACGAGCGGGCTCCCCGCTCTCGTCGGCCTCACGTTCCCACGACTCGGCGACCTGGCGGAGGATCGCCGCGGCGTTGCGCTTGGACATCGTGGACCGGGCCATGATCGTCAGCACGTCGGTGCCCTCCTCCAGGAGAGCGGTGACGAGGAGCGGAGCGTTGGTCATGTCCATTGGGACGATGGTCGCCTCGTCGGGAATGCCCATCGCGGCGCGCGCCGCTTTCTCGTCGGCGGGGCGGAGGTGCCGGGCGTGAGGGCCGAGCATGCCGCCCAGGTTGAGGTCGGTCACGGGGTGCCTTTCGATTGGTGTTGCGTGGACTTCGCTTCTTCGGCGTTGCGCCGCATGACCTCGCCCATCAGGTCGTGACCCTTCTGGAGGATGCGGATGCCGGTCGGCTTCGCGGGGGTTTTCTTCGTCCCGCCGGTCCAGCCGGTCGCTACGGCGTACTCCGGCCCCATCTTCACGAGGTCGAGGGCGGTGGGCACGGGCTCAGGCATCCTTGCCCTCCAGGGAGAGCACGAGTGTGAGCCCGGCGGCGGCGTACGTGTCGATCAGGTCGCCGAGGGCGATGTGCCGGAGCCGGTCGAGCCCTTCCACGAGTCGGGCCTCGCGCCACGGGATGTCGCGACCGCCGTGCCAGCGCGTCGGCTCCTCGGGCGCGTCGTTGTCGTACGACAGGTCGAGGGGCGTGCGCTCGTCGGGCTCCTCGACGGGATCGTTCTTCACCCATCGAGCGTGCCGACCGCGGGTGTTGCGGTAGCCGAGGTCTTTCATGACCTTGCGGAGCGTGTCTTTCGTGCACCCGCCGATGGCCTCGCACATCTGCTCGCTGGTCGGCTCGGGGTTCGTGAGCAGGAACTCGCGGGCGAACCTCAGCCGTGTCTCGTGGTCGCCAGGGATGATCGGCTCCTCTGCCTCATTGCGCGCGAATACGGGGTGATTAGGTGCTTTCGACTCAAACTCCCCGACGGTGAACTTGCCGTCCGGTAGCGGCCCATTGCCGCCGTGCGATGCTTTAGTCAGGTGGTAATTGCCGCACCCGTCGCACATATACGCCTCGATGGGGAGCCCGGTCGCTTTTGCCCTCTTTTGCGCCTCACGACCGGCTTCCGCCCCGTCGCTGTACTTCCGCTTCGTCGGATGCCGCGGGCACTTCTGCCGCTCCGTCAGGTTCGCGATGGGGTGGAGCCCGTTCGACCCGCTCATGTCGTCGGCACCTTCGCTCGGGAGCCGCGGGGCTGGCGGAGCCGGTCGATGTTCCGCTGTGCCGCGGCTTCACGCTCGGCCTTCCACTGGTCGATGCTCTCGCGCTTCCATGCCGGGGTGCGCCCGAGCACGAGGTCGGGTGCGGGCATGTCCTGGTCGAGGGAGGTGTCCTGGCGGCGTCGCCGGGTCGCGTCGGTGTGGTACGTGCGGACGGATGCCGGGCTCAGCCCGAGTTCGGTCGCGATGTCGGCCAGGCTCAGCAGGCTCTCGGCGGGGTCATTCAGGTCGGCCACGGTTGGTCCTCTCGTTGTCGCTGTGTGCGGTGAAGTTGCCGAGCGCACATCCGGCGAGGAGGCAGATAGCCCCCACGATGATGTACGAGGCGAGTTCGGGGAGACTCATGATGGGCCTTTCGGTTGTGCTTACACCTATAGTCTAGTCGACCTCGGGTGCTGATGTCTAATCCCGGTTCGGACTCGGGAGACAAGAATGGGCCGGGTGCGAAGTTGTAAGCCAATGCACCCGGCCCGCGATCACGGCCAACCGCGGGGGCAACCCGCCCCGGCTGAGCCGGGAACCGTCATCGCATTCATCGTACCCCAGTTAGGGGATCAGAACGGCGTGTCGTCGCCGAACGAGCCCGGCGTCGACCAGGCGTCCGCTGAGGACGATCCGGGTGTCGACCAGGGCTCCTCCGAGGGTGCCCATGCGTCGTTCTGGGAGGACTGCGGGCGCTGACCGCCGCCCCCCGATGTGGCCCGAGTCACCTGCGCCGTTGCGTAGCGGAGGCTAGGACCAATCTCGTCCACCTGGAGTTCGATGGCGGTGCGATTGTTGCCCTCGCGGTCCTGGTACGACCGTTGCTTCAACTGGCCCTGAGCGATGACTCGCATGCCCTTGGTCAGGGAGCCCGCGACGTGCTCGGCGAACTCGCGCCAGACGCTAGCGCGGAGGAACAGCGCGTCGCCGTCCTTCCACTCGTTCGCCTGCCGGTCGAAGAACCTCGGCGTGCTCGCGATGGTGAAGTTCGCGACAGGAAGCCCGTTCTGCGTGTACCGCAGTTCGGGGTCAGCCGTCAGGTTCCCGACGACCGTGATGACTGTCTCACCCGCCATCAGGAGCCCTCGACCTTCGTGCCGTGGACCACGGAGCCCGTGGAGTCCTCGATCCATCCGCCCGCGTCGTCTGCGGACTTCTTCATGAGGTCATCGAGCACGGGGTCGCCAGCGATCAGATCGCCCGTGGCACTGTAGACCCTGTACGGCCCGCCCATCACGCGGCTCCGTCTCGGATGTTCCGGGCGCGACCGACGACCTCGACGGAGATGTCGGTGGTCGAATACTCCACGGACATCGGCTCGCTGTAGAGGCCCGCGACCGCGGGGGATACCCACTGAGTCCCAGAGTCGATGAACACTCGCTCGGAGTCGTCGCCGTGCCAGCGGATCACCACGGCGTCACCGGGGTTGCTCTCGCGCTGTCCGGGGTCGGGGTTCTGGTCACCGGCCTGCCAGTTCGCGCTCGGGTCGTCGTCCTTCCACCCCGCGGCAGGCACGTCGTCGCCCGTGGACTCCGAGGTCGTTCCGACCGTCTCGTCGTCGCCGTCACCGGTCGGGAACTCGCCGATGCCGTTCTGGGCGAGGAGCATCATGGCGGTCACTGCCGCCTGCCCGGCCTCGTAGTCCTGCCCCTCGATGGTGACCTCACTCGACGGTCCCCCGCCGAACATGCCGCCACCACTGCTCGACTTCACGCTGATCTTCACTGCTGTCCTCCTGCCTTCTGACGCTCTGCGTCGGTGAAGTCCGCGGCCTGGCCGAGCCGCGAACGGGTGATACCGGCGGATGCCGCGGCGAGGCTGGATGCCGCGCCCGTCGAGGTCGCGCCGTACGACATCGTTTGGCCTGCCGCGAAGCCGTAGCCCGCGCCGGTGGCGAACGCATCGACGTTGGCCGCGAGGTACATGAACTCCCAGCCGTACTGCTCGGTCTGCGTCTTGACGAGTTCCTGCACCCGGTCGAGGGTGTACTCGGTGCTCGCGTTCTCCGCGCCGTCGGTGACGATGCAGACGATGACCTTCGCGGGCCGGTCGTCCTCGTCCATCGAAGCCAGGCGTTCGCCGATGCTGACGATGGCCTGCCCCACGGCGTCGTTCAGTGCCGTGCGCCCGCGGGGGAGGATCACGTCGGTTTTCACGTCATCGGGGCGCACCCAGTCGAACGGGTGCTCGACCGCGTGGTCGAACGTCCAGATGTCGACAGCGAGCGCGCCGGGCTGTTTCGCCTGCTCGGCGAGGAGCGTCGCGATGCCACCGTTCATGTCGCGTGCGATGCTCGACATGCTCCCCGAGCGATCTGCGATCAGCGCGAGGAGCGTGAGGTTCTGGTCGGTCATGCCGTGCCTTCCTGGTCGGTGCCCTCGTCGGTCGAGGGCGGGGTGATGGGCGTGAGCCCGTGCTGGAGGAACACGACCTGGGTGATCATGCTCCACTCGGCGGCTGTGAAGTTGACGGTGACTTCCTTCGCGTCGGCACCGTACAGGAGCCGGGCTTCGTCGCCGTCGCGGCGCACGAGCACCATGCGGTCGGCTTTCCCGATCCGGCGGCGCTCGATGCGTGGGGCTCGGGACTTCTGCGCGCCGGTGGTCAGCGCGTCGATGGCTTCCTGAGCCTTGCGGGCTCGCTCGGCCCACTCGGCGGCGAACGTCTCCAGGACATCCGCCGCCATCGGGTTATGCACGTCCACGTGCTTCGCGTTCATGCGCGGGTGTTCTCGATCAGGCGGCGGAGCGCGATCAGCGCGTCGCCGATGCTGTCGGCGTTGTCGACCAGAGTGAACGCCCGGTCGAGTCCGACCAGGAAGCCCTCGTGGTGGCCGACGATGTGGCCGCGCTCGTAGTGCTTCTCGCTGATGCTGACGTACGGCTCGGTGTCGCGGTCGCCGACGTGCTCGGGGAGCACGTGCACGGACCCCCTGTCGCGCTTCTCCGCCAGCCGAACCAACTTCCCGTCCCGGAGGAGGTTCGACATCGCTCGGGACTTCGAGGAGTCCCCCCAGCCGGTCGCTACCTGCACGTCGTGGCCGGTGATGCCCGTCGCCCCCGCGTCGTACGCGAGGGCGAGCACGACGGCCTGCTGGTCGGTGAAGGTGGCGTGCTGGTCGCGCTCCAGATCGCGGGAAGCCTCAGCGCTCCCGCCGTAGGTGCCGTCGGCGTACGTGGTGTCGCTCATGATGTCCTAACTGCCATTCGGTCGAGGTACGATTCGAGGAGTGCGGCCCGGCATCCCCAGTCCGGGCCGCTCCCGCCGCTCCCCAGCGGCATTCCCCAAGACATCCGGGCGGGGACGGGGGGTGTACCCCGCCCGGATGCCGTCTTAGACGCTCGCGAGGACGCGGAGCGTGTTGCGGTCGATGGCATCCCACTTGCCCTGAACGGTGCGGAGCCCGTTCCGCGTCTCGCGGTTCGAGTCCGTGCCGAACACGTGGTGCTCGGCGGTGTTCACGGCGGAGAGGACGCCCCACGCGCTGTTCTTCCACGGGACCACGCGCTCGTCGTGGTTCCACATCTGGTTCAACTGCTGAATCTTGCGCTCAGCGTTCGTCGCCGCCTTGCCGGGCTTGTCCGGGTTGTACGACGTGAGGGCCTTCGTGAACTCGGCCCACCGGCTGTCGCTCACGTACTCCGAGGTGAGCCGGGCGATTTCCTGGTCGATGGCGTCGCCGACCTCCTCGACCACGAGCCCGAGGTTCTGTCGGACCTCACCCATGCGTCCCAGCGACTTCGAGGAGTGACGGACCTTGTGCTTCAAGGCGTCCTTCTCGGCGAGCGCGTAGGTGAGCGTGTTGTCGCAGACCCAGAGCCGGGTGCCGACGAGGTACGTGGTCGCCATCGACCCGTCCATCGAGGTCGCCGCCGTGATGTAGGGCCGGTGCTTCACGCCCTCGGCGGCTTCGCGGGTGTCGGAGAGTTCGGCCTGGACCGATGCGACAGCGCCGCCTCGGAGCAGGAGCCCGGCGGCGAGTTGCAGTCCGCCGTGGGTGAGCGTGTCGAGGTTCTGCACGAGCCATTCGCGCGGCTGGTGAATCTGGTAGCCCTCGCGGAAGAACTTGAACACCTCGCCGGTGTCGAGTCGGACGATGCCCTTGTGGCCCTTGGCCTCGAACTCGGTCACGCCGTCGTCGGTGAGAACCTTCACGGTGGGCGAGCCTTCGGCCAGCGGGTAGGACATCAGGTCGAGCATGCGCTCCACGGGGATCGCACCCTCGAAGTGGTTGTCGTAGCCCTCCAGGTGGTGCCACGCCTTGCCTCGCTCCGCGGTGAACCCGATGAGCGAGTTCTCGTTGAGCCATTGCAGTGTTTCTCGGGACATTTCGTTCCCTGCCTTTCGGTCGGTTTGGCTTACACCTATAGCTTAGCCCACCCTCGGGCCTGTTGTCTAATCCCAGTTAGGGCTTGTACTTCGGGTTCGGTCGACGCAGTGTCGCCTCGCCACCGGAGCCGAGCATGCCGCCACGCTGTGCGACGACCTCCCAGCCCTGCTTGACGAACTTCTTGATCTTGCGGTCGGTGTACCCCGTACGCACGGTCATCACCTCGTACGGTTCGTTCTTCTTCGCCATCTCGATCACCTCCTCCTATATGGCTTATGCCTATATCGTAACCGACCGCAGTGCCTCGGGTCTAATCCCGGTTAGCATCATCCTCCGACATCGGCCCGCTGGCTCCAGGCGTCCTCCACCGGCTTGTGCTCCACGGGCTCCGCGGGCTTCGGTGCCCAGTCCTCGGGGCACTCCCGCCGGTACACCTCCTCCGCCGCCAGCCGAGCCGAGTCCTTCGTCACCTTGTCCGACCGCGAGAAGCCCTTCGCCAGACACACCTCGGTTGCCTCCCGTGCCGCTTCCGACATGAGCCGGGACAGTTCGCTGTGTCGCATCGCTCCTCCTGCCGTACAGGCTAACTGGGGTTACCGACATCATCGAGGGCAACCGCAGGGAGCGAAGCGACCGGAGGGCGGCAGTCACGACGCGGGATCAACCCGCCGAGTAGTCACCGGGTGGTCGAGTCCGTCCGTCAGCCGTAGGCCGTTCTCCCGAGAGCGCTTCGTGCCGCCGCGGACCATGACCACCTCGTTCTCGGCATTGAGGTGAGTCGAGGAGTGCGGGTGCTCACGGTTCGAGCCCTGACCGCGGCGATGAGCCACGCCGACGTGACCCTCCAGCGATTGCTTCGCCTTCGCTCGCCGTACTTGCTTGCTCCAGTCGCAGAGTCGGCACTCGATGAGCGTGTATCCGATGCGGTTTACCTGTGGCATGGTGTCGTTCCTTTCAAGGGGCCAGCCCGGCGAGGGCAGAGTATTCCGGGAGTTCCTGGCGGGGGTGGTTGGCGATTCGATAGTGCTCTACCCGAAGGCACGCCGAATACCCCCCGATCACGAGGACCGAGAGGTGCTGAGGAGGATCGGTCAGCCGTGCACAGCCATCGCGAACCCCTGGAGTCGAGGTCATCGCTATGGCGGTCGGTTCGGCACATTCACTCCCACATCTAGTGGTGTTGCGCCGTCCTAACCCCTAGAATGGGGCGAGCAGGTGGCGCAATCACCTGACTTACTCAGCGGGGTCGATCTTTTCCGGGATCGGCCCCGCTTCTGTTCTTCGGGTCAGCCTACACCGGAGGCTCCCACCGTGTGAGCCGATCTGAGGGCCTATCTCCGGTCCCGAGGTCCGGGAGTCCCGACCAGGCCGTGAAGTCGCCTCCTGGCGGTCGTGGTGCCTCGCCTGCGGGCACATGCTTCCTCGCGTTCCCCTCGTCATCGAGGAGGAGGAGCCCCCGCCACGTCATCACCGGCACGGTTCGAGGATCGTCCCACGACGGGACGATGTGGCCGCGCTCCCTCGCGCGGTCGGGGTGCGCGTGGATCGCGCCGTGACATCCGGTCGTGCCGGAGCCACACACGGCGATGAGGTTCACCGGGGAGTTGTCGGTGCCGTGGGACCGGAGGAGCCGGTGATGCAGGTTGAGCAGATCACCCCACGGCCTGCCGCACCAAACGCACCGCCCCGCATCCCGGAGGAGTACGAGGCGGCGCGTCTGCGGTGAGGGGTCGTTCGTCACACGGGCTCGACTCGGATCGGCTCGGAGGCGACGCCCCACATGCCCGGTCGAGTCCCACGCACAGCCATCAGGCGGCGAGCGCCCGCGAGGTACGGCACCATCTCGCCGGTGCGCACGAGGTCACCCCACCACGCGACCTTGCCCTCGTCCTCGGGGACCACGCGGTAGAGGTGCGACATCCGGTCGCACTCCAGCGTGTTCGAGGACAGCCCGAGCATCGCCCGCGTCGCGTTCGGCGACGACGTGAGCCAGACCAGAGGCAGGTTGCCGAGCATCGGGTGAGGCTGAGGACGGAGCAGGAGCCCGTCGGCCTCGATCTTCGGAGCGCGGTGCTCGCACGTCCGGTGCCACCACGCGGTCATCGCGTCCTCCGCCGGTATCGAGTCGCCGCGGACTCCACCGAGGATCGCGAGTAGTGCGAGCGCCGGGCCACGACCTTCGTCGCGTCGCCGCGCTCCACCGCCCACCCCAGCGTCTCCGCCAGCGGGTCGAGGGCCTTCACGTCCAGCGACGCGACCAGGGCCTCATCGAAAGTCAGCCCGGACGCCTGAGCCCGAGCCTCGATGATGTCCTGCACCCACGCGGGGAGTTCGATCATGCTGTGCGCCATCAGTATTCGCCCCGCCCCGCCGCGCCGTACATCGCCATGACGGACTTCGAGAGCGTCTGGTACGCCGAGAGCGTGGACTCCGCGGCGCGCAGTCGTCGGTCGACGTACTTGAACGCCACCTCCGCCACATCGAGGGCCTGCTTCTCCTCCTCGGTCGCGAGAACCGCGTTCTGCTTGCGCTCCTCCACGGGGCCGGTCTTGCTCATGTAGGCGCGAGCCCACGCGAGGTCGAACAGCCGCTCAGCCTCGCGGTATTCGCGCAGACGGATCGTGTACTGGTCGACGCCCTGCACCACCTCGGCGACGGCATCCCGGATCGCGGCCTCGACATCGACCGGGTTCAGAACTCGGTTGTCAGTCACCGCTCTCCTCCTGCTGGAGCGCCGCCGCGATGTGCTTGCTCTGGTCATCGAACCACTGCTGGACGGTCGTCTCGTCGCCGACCTGGGTGATCAGGCTGGCGAACACGAGGAGCGCGCCACCGGCGGTGTCGGGACCGAGGTCCACGACGCGCTCGATGAACTCCTCCAGTTCCGTCTCCGCCGCGGCCTCCTCGGGTGACCCGTCCTCCGCCGTCAGGAACTTGCCGGTGAGGTTGATCAGCGACCCGACCACGGAGAGGTTCACTGCGTGCGTGCGCACGTCGCTCTGGCCGAGCCCCGCGGGCAGTTCGCCGGTCATGCGTTCGACTCCTCAGCGGTGTCGTCGCGCTGTGCTTCCTGGCGAGCGAGTTCCGCCTCGTGCGCCGCGATGGCCGCGGCTTCGGCCTTCTCCTCGTCGGTCTGCTCGACTTCGCCGGTCTGCGGGTCGGCCTGAGCCTCCGCCTTCGGCTCGTCCTCGGGCTCGACCTCCGGGTACGCCGATCCGGTGGCCCGGAGCCAGTCGCCGAACATCACCTCGTCGCCGCTCGGCGTCTGCACGTACAGACCGAGATGACCGGCACCGCGGGCGATGTAGAACATCTGCTCCGCCGCCTTCCGGCTCTTGACCGCCGCGAGGTCGTACAGGCCCACGGGGAGGTACTGCTTCGCGGGAGCCGCGGCAGGTGCCGCACCGGCGCGGGCGTCCGCTCCGTCGTTGTCGTCTCCTCCAGGAGCGACGCCGGTGACCGAGACGAGCATGTACCGGCGGGCGTACGTGAGCGCCGAGCCCAAGTCCTGCCAGCGGTCGCCCTTCCGTCCGACGGCGACGGCCCCGGCGATGCTCTCACCGCTCGCGCCGTGGATCAGCGAGTAGTGCAGGTTGATCGTGCCGTCCTCGCCGGTGTCAGGTCGAGTCAGCCACGTGAGCCCGACGTTCGCGAGAGCCGGGAGGATCGCGTCGGACACGTCGGCAAGGTCGGCGTAGTCGTACGAGTACGACCCGCGGGTGCCCTCCACCTTCGCGGTGTTGCCCTTGCGGACGGACGGCAGGTGCTCATGGAAGCCCGCGAGCGCGCTCGCGAGGTTCGGGTACAGCGGGGTTTCGGCGTCAGCCATGATGGTGCCTTTCTGGTTGGTTACTAATCAAGGTTAGCGTTGGGGTCCGACATTCACTCCTTGCCGCGGCGGTCGGTGATCGAGAGCCGGGCCTTGCCGGGCTCGGTCGGCTCGGTGCGGGTGTAGCGAGCGCGCAGAGCCTCGTATCGGGCCACCAGGCTCGGGGCCTTCTTGCGCATGCCGTCCTCGTCCACGACCTTCTTCGTGCCGGGCTTGCCGGGGGTCCGGGAGACGCTGGCGAAGCCGCGCTCCTCCGAGAACTCACCCTTGGACTCGTACAGGGCGGTGAGAGCGTCCCACGCCCGCACCCGCTTCGCTTCCGCGACGGCCAACTGCTCGCGTGCGTCGAACAGGTCGTTGAGCAGGATCGCCTCGTCAATCGGGATGTCGCTCACCGGCGGCAGACCCGTCGCCCGAGCGGAGTCGATGAGGTCGAGCGCCGCGTCAGCCTCGGCGACCAGGGCGTCGATCATCTCCTGGTCGCGCTCGATGAAGCACCACTCGGGCGGGCCGGTGACGACGTAGTTGCCGCTCTCCGGGTCGCGCTGGTCGGTCGTGTATGGCTCCCAGATGAACAGGCACCGGCGGGCGTTCATCACGAACATCTGCCACATGATCTGACGGAGGTACTTCGTCTTGGCGAAGTGCGACTTGGGGTCGAACTCGACCACGACGCGGTTCTCATCGAGCCGCCCCGGCGTGAGGTCTTTCGTCGTCGTCTTGATTTCGACGGTGACGCCGTTCTCGCCGGGCTCGTACGTCAGCGTGAAGCCCGCCAGGTGCCCGTCGGCGGTCGCGAGGTATCGCGGGTTGTCGGGGTGGGCGTAGAGCCCGGTTGAGTGCACGACGCCGTGCGTCGCCGCGGCCCACTCGGCGATGTAGGGCTCGCGGTAATTGCCGTGGTCGAACGCGCGCACCTTGCGCGTCTCGTGCTCGCCGGTGGCCTTCTCGGTGATGATCGCCCTGCGCTTCGCGGGCTGTTGCCAGTCGCGGAGTTCGGTGGCCGTGATGCCACCCTGCCGAGCACGGAAGTACGTCTCGTCGCCGTCCTTCTCGCGGATGCAGACGAGGGTCGGCTGGGCGGTGGTCAGTGGTGCTGTCGGCATGGTGCCTCCTTGGTTGTTTGGCTTACACGTATAGTCTATCACTTCTGGCTAATCCAGGTTAGCGTCGGGCACTGACACGACGAGTTCGAGGTGCGGCGTCGTGCCCTTCCGCTTCTCGATCACCGGCATCCGCTTGGTCATGTACTGCGGGGTGTCGTCGGGCACGAGGCCACCGTCGACCAGGCCGTCGCAGAGGGCTTTCAGCGTCGGGACCACGTTGTCCTCGTCGCGCTTCCGGCCATCCGCGACGACCCAGATCAGGGACACCTCGACGTGCTCGGCGCGGAGCCGGAGGGATCGCGCCCACCAGCCCGCCAGTGTGCGGACTTCCTTCACGACCCGAGCCCGCTCGTAGCGGTTCATGCGGTAGTTCTCGGAGAGCGGGGGCCGCTCGTAGTTCAGCGTCAGTCGATGTTCGGTCACAGCGTCAGAGCGTAGATCAGGCCAGCGACGGTGATGACCAGCATCACGCCGCCGACGGTGACTCCGGCGATGGTGCTCGCGTCCCACGGATCGCGGCGGGGCTTCGCGAGGTCCGCGGGCAGGGTGTCGGTGTCGTCGTGCATGGGAAGGCCCTCCGGTCGATTTGGCTTATACCTATAGCCTAGTCGACGGGAGGGCCGGTGTCTAATCCCGGTTAGGACATCACGCTCCAGGGGGGAGCCCCTTCGCGCCGCCGAGAGCGGACTGCGCCGCGGTGGACGCGCCGGTCGGCTTGTAGATGCCGAAGTGCATGCCGACAGCCACGAGGAACGCGGCCAGGGCGAACACGATGCCCATGCCGAGGTTGTAGGTCACCCCGGCGGTCATGGAGTTCCCGAGTTCGGTGAGGAGGCCCGTCAGTGCCGACAGAGCGGCGAGGAGCACCGCCTTGGTCGCGGACGACGTGACGCGCTTGGTGACGAGCCCGACGAGGAGCGGGAGCACGACCGAGACGATCATGCCCACGATGAGCGGCCAGTCGAAGGCGACCGAGACGACCGGGACTTCGCCCGCGTCGGCCCAGACCCCGTTCGACAGGGTGAGGGTGAGGGTGTTCATAGCGTTCCTTTCAGATGTCCTCGGCGAGGATCGCCGGGGGTGGGGGAACCTGCTCGACAGACTCGGGCAGGTGTCGGTTGATCCACGTGCTCAGCGTGCGGATGTACCCGATGGCCCCCCAATACTTCCGGCGCGACGCCTCCAATTCGACCTTGACCTGAGCCACCTCCACAGTGAGCGACGCGATCTGCGCCTGCATCGGTTCGAGGAGAACCTTCGTCTGCGTCTCGATGATCGCCTTCCAGCGGTTCGAGAGAGCGTCGTCCTCCGCTGTCTCCTGCTGGGCGACGCCGATGCGCTTGTCGTGACGGAGCCGGAACAGTGCGGCAATGCCGCCACCGCCGAGCACGAGTGAGGCGACTGCGATGAGAGGCCCAAGCCACGGCATCGACGGGTCACTGCCCACTGCCTGCTCAGCGAGTACCGTCACCATCGTCGTCCCCCTGTACCGCGTCCAGCGCGGCGGTTATCGTCTCGCTTGCCTCGTGAGCGATCCGCAACTTGGCCGCGTGGGCGGCGCACAGTAGGGCTCGGGACACGTAGAACGCGAGGCCCACGGTCGAGATGAACGCCGCCGTCAGCCAGGACGCATTCTCGGTGATCGTGAGCGACCAGATCGTTATGGAGTAGGGCACGAACGCCGCCGCGGCTATCCACGCCGCGACCCACTCCAGCCGGTAACGGGATGCCACCACGCCGACGCACGCGACGACCGCCGACACGAACAGGGTCGTGCCCATGATGGCCGCGATCAGCGGCCCCATCGCTTCGAGGGTCGCGCTCGTCGGGTTGAGCGCCGCGGTCAGTCCAGCCCCCGTCGCTGAAAGCCATCCGGCGACGAGGGATGCCTGGACCGCGTGACGCTCACGCGGCGGAAGCCCGCTGTACATCATTTCTCGGTCGAGGCCGTCAGTACGAGAGTCCCGAGAGCGGACGTGACGATGTTGCGGACCTCGGTCGGGGTAGCGCCCGACACGACGGGGGTCAGAGCCTCCGCAATGTCCGCCGCGATCACCTTCACCTGATCGTCGGTCAGGGTCACCGCGGCCCCGCTCTTGCGGAGCGCGTCGATCTGAGCGTTGGTGGAGGCGATGAACCCGCCGAGGTTGAACTTCACCGGCCACTGCGTTGCCTTGGTCGTCGTGGCCTTCCGGCTCGCGTCGGTGTAGTACAGGCTCAACCCCTCGGGACTCTGTGCCTGGAGGGGCTGGCCGAGGATGCCCTCGCGGACGAACTTCCAGCCGTCGGTGCCCTTCATGCCAGCGCCATCGAAGAACTCGAACATCGCGTCCTTGATGACCTGTTTGTTCGCCGCGGTTGCGTCGATGGTGCCCATGTCGTCTCCTGTCGGTGGGGTGTTGTAGATGTTGGGGATGTCGTAATGCCACGCCTCACCGAAGCCGAAGCCCGAGGCGATCAGGCCGAAGCGTGCGGCGTTCGCGCGGAGCCAGTTCGACCGCGCGCTCCCCGCCGTCGCGATGCCGCCGTCGCTACCAGTGTCCCGGAGGTCGACTGCGGCCTTGGAGCCTTGAATCTCGTGATTCGATGTGCCGGGAACGGCGACCGTCCCGGCGGAGGAGATGCGATACCACCGCACCCCGTTCCAGATGCGGGTGTCGTAGACATGTCTGCCGTTGACGTTGCCCGCGGTGACGTACCGCTCACGGAATATCCGCTCCTGCTCGGCGTACGTGCGGATCGCCGAGGTGACGATGACGTGGACGCCGAACAGGCGCGCCATCTCGGCGTCGAGGAGGAGGATGCAGTACAGCATCCACGCGGTGAGGCGCTGGCCGTCGCGCCAGACGAAATCAGCCATTGCTCGGCTCCTCGGCGGGAAGGTCGGGGGTGGGGGTTACCTCGACGCGCTCGCCGATGATCGTGAACGTCTGGCCCTCCGTCGCAAGGTCGAGCGAGTCGGCCACCTCGCGGAGCATGGTCGCGAGAGCCGCATAGGTCAGGCTGTACACGACACCGCCATCGGCGTCCGTCTCCTCGGTTCGGATCGCGTCGATGTCGCCGGAGCCGAGGCCGTTGATCACGGTCGACCCCTCCAGGCGTGCAGTCAGGTGCAATCTCACGGCTGTGCCTCGTGCTCCACGATGTCATCGCCTTCGGACACGTACACGGTGTCCTCGATGCTCCGGCCCGGAACGACGATCACGTTGTCGTCGGCGTCGAGCCCGAACGAATCCACGATGCCGTCGCCGTCCACGTCCACGTCGGCAGGCAGGAGCGGGTTCTCTGCGCCCGCCGCACGGTGCGCGAGGAGGATGCCCCGGATCACCTCGCGGTCCTCGTCCGTCATCTGCATGTCAGCCATAGCCTCACCTCTCGTCCACTAGATTCTCTCAGCCGATCCGGTCGATGGACAGCCTGTTCGGGTTCAGCGCCGATGCCTGAGTGGCGATTGTGCCCGAACCCGCGGCGCGCTGAATGGTCATCGTGAACGTGTGGCTCCCGGCGGGGAGGTCGAGTTCGCACACGAAGTCGTGCGTGTGGCCGGTGGCCGCGATACCCGGTGACGAGTTCGCGGCCTTCACGAAGTCCTGGACGATGACCCCAGCCCGGCGAAACGAGCATGAGAACACGTCCGAGGTCGTGGTGCCGTAGGTGGTCAGGTGGCCGTACACGCGAATCTT